CAGAGATTTTGGAAGAATTGTGGCCGTTTGGCTATTCTACAATTGGTGATGTTAACTTTGAGTCTGCTGCTTATGTTGCAAGATATATTATGAAGAAGATTAATGGGGTTACTGTCAATGAAAACCATGAAGTGGTTGATGCGGGTGCCCATTATCAATATTGTGATTTAGAGACTGGTGAATTAATTCAGCGTAAGCCTGAGTTTAATAAGATGTCTCTTAAGCCTGGTATTGGACAGGCTTGGTTGGATAAGTTCATGTCTGATGTTTATACAGAAGACCATGTTGTGGTGCGTGGCAAAAAGTGCCGTCCACCACGTTATTATGATAATAAATTTAAGTTGAAGTTTCCGGATCAGTTTGATATGATCCAGTTTGCCAGAGAGATGGATGGTCGCTCTCGGCATGAAGATAACACGCTTGAGCGCCTTGCTGTTAAAGAGAAGGTAGCGTTGGCTAAGTTATCATTGTTAAAACGTACTATTTAGGAGTTTTATATGAAGATGGTTATTGTTTCTATTAAGGACACTGCTGCTGATGCATTTGGTCGTCCAGCTTTTGTTGCTACTGAGGGTGTTGCTTTACGTCAGTTTCAGGATGAGGTTAATCGTGCTTCTGAGGATAATCAGTTATATAAGCACCCTCAAGATTTTCATTTGTATTACATTGGTATGTTTGATGACTCTACTGGTAAGTTTGAACTTATGGAAATCCCTAAGTTAATTACCCGTGGTACTGATGTTATTATGAAGGAAACTGTTTAAGTTTTTTATTAACCGTATCACTCGAAAGAGTGGTACGGAATTTCGGGAGATATTTATGTTTCGCAATAAGTCTGTTAGTACTCATCAGTTTGCTATGATTCCTAAAGCGGATATTCCCCGCTCTAGTTTTAATACTCAATATGCTCATAAGACCACTTTTGATGCTGGTTATTTAGTTCCTATTTATTGTGATGAAGTTTTGCCTGGCGATACTCATAACGTCAGGATGACTGCGTTTGCTCGTTTAGCTACGCCTTTATTTCCTGTTATGGATAATCTTCATCTTGATACTTTCTTTTTCTTTGTACCTAACCGATTGGTTTGGGACAATTGGGTTAAGTTTATGGGTGAACAAACTAACCCTGGAGATTCTACTTCTTATGTTGTTCCTACTATTACATCTTCCGCTGGCGGTTACTCTGTTGGTTCTGTATTCGACCATTTAGGTTTACCTACTGCTGGTCAAATTACTGGTTCTAATACTGTTACTCACAACGTTTTACCTTTACGTGCTTATAATTTGATTTATAACGAATGGTTTAGAGACGAGAATTTACAAAATTCTGTTCCATTCCGTAAGACTGATTCTGGTGACGTTGTTTCTGACTTTACTTTACGTCGTCGTGGTAAACGTAAAGACTACTTTACTGGTGCTTTACCATGGCCTCAAAAAGGCGATTCTGTTACTTTACCTTTAGGTACTTCTGCACCTATTTATCGTTCTGCTAATGCTCCAGCATGGGAAGTTTTCAAAGAAGGTACTGAAACTTATCCTGCTAATGCTGGTTTAACTGTTTATTCTGCTAATATCGACACTACTGGTGCTGATAGTGCAAGTTTATCTTTTGATCCTAGAGGCGGTCTATTCGCCGATTTATCTGAAGCTACTTCTGCTACTATTAATCAATTACGTCAGTCCTTCCAGATTCAGAAGTTATTAGAGCGTGATGCTCGTGGCGGTACTCGTTATACTGAATTGCTTCGTGCACATTTTGGTGTGACTCCTCAAGATTATCGTTTGCAACGTCCTGAGTACATTGGTGGAGGTTCTACTTATGTCAATATTAATCCGATTGCTCAGACTTCTGCAACGTCGGTTTCTGGTTCTTCTACTCCGCAAGGTAACCTTGCTGCAATGGGTACTGCATTGGCTCAGGGACACGGCTTTACGTATGCTGCTCAAGAACATGGATACATTATAGGTATTTGTTCTGTTCGTGCTGATCTAACATATCAACAAGGTTTACCTAAGATGTGGTCTAGATCTACTCGTTATGATTTCTATTTCCCAGTCTTTGCTACTCTTGGTGAACAAGCTATTTTGAACAAAGAGATTTATGTAACTGGTACTTCATCTGACAATGATGTTTTTGGTTTCCAAGAACGTTGGGCTGAATATCGTTATAAGCCTTCTCAGATTACTTCATTGATGAAGTCTACTTCCGCTGGTACTATTGATGCTTGGCATTACGCTCAGCGTTTTACTTCTTTACCTACTCTTAATTCAACTTTTATTCAAGAGACTCCTCCGGTTGAACGTACTACTGCTGTTGGTTCAGCTGCCAATGGTCAGCAGTTTATTATGGATGCGTTTTTTGATTGCAAGATGGCTCGTCCTATGCCGTTGTATAGTGTGCCTGGTCTTATTGATCATTTCTAATGTTATAACCTCGACTACTCCGAAAGGAGTAGTGAGGAAACAACCGAAGGGCGTTAGTTATGGGTTTATTTAGTGGTATTGTTGATTCTGTTAAGAATGTTGTTGGTGGTATTTCTGACTTTGTCAATCCTATTACAAGTGTTATTTCTGGTATTGGTAGTGCTGCTCAAGCAGTTTCTCCCGTTGTTAACTATTATGGTCAGCAAAATACTAATGAGCAAAATGCTCAGATAGCATCTGAAAATAGGGCTTTTCAAGCTGCTCAGACTTCTGCTCAACAGGCTTTTCAAGAACGTATGAGTAATACTTCTTATCAGCGTGGTATTGCTGATTTAAAGGCTGCTGGTGTTAATCCGATGCTTGCTTATTCTTCTGGCGGTGCTTCTACACCCTCTGGTGCTTCTGCTAGTGGTTCTATGGCCACGATGGAAAATGCTTTGGGTGCTGGTATTAATACTGGTTTTAAGGCAACTATGAATAAGGCTACCATCGAACAAATGGAAGAGCAAAATAAGAATTTACGTGCTCTTAATGAGCAAATTCATGCTCAAACAGATGCTTTAGATACTCAATCTGCTTTAAATAAAGCTAACGAATTGAAGTCTAAAGCTGATACTATGTTATCTACTAACTCAGCTGCTAATGCTGAAGTTAATAATCAATTGTTAAAGGCTCAAGTACCTCGAGCTAATAATGAAGCGAAAGCCCAGGACTCATGGTGGATGAAGAATGTTTCACCATATTTGCCTGATTTTTTAAAGTCTGTTTCTGGCGCTGGTGGCGCATTAAGGATTGGTAAATGACTAAGATTGTTAAACCTTTTGTTAGAGATCCGTATAACTACGATCGTGATGAAGCATCTAATGCTTCTGCTTTGTGTTGTGAAGACCCAAGTCTTGCTCAACAACACATGAAGGATGAATGTGATATTAACGTTATTGTTGAACGTTTTGGTGTTACTGGTCAACTTCCCCAGAACCCTGTATCGCCCAAGTATGGCGATTTTACTGGTGTGACCGACTACCATAGTGCGTTGAATCAAATTAACGCCACTATGAATGATTTTATGGCCTTGCCAGCGCAATTGCGCGTTAGGTTTGACCATGATCCTGTCAAACTCTTTGAATTCCTTAATAATGAGGATAATCGCCATGAGGCTATTCAACTCGGTCTTATTGATGGGAAACCTGTGGTTGAACCAATCGTTTCTACAGAAACACCTAAGGCTGCGGAGTGAAACTTCGCAGCCAGCACAGTTACTCTACTTGATGTAACTGTGCTAGGTGACACCAACTCGCTACTTTTACCCCTACGGAGTGCTATATGTTAAGAAGAAAGCCTGTAAATAAATATAAATCTGCAAGATCATTTAGATCACAGACTACTAGAACTAAATTAATTAATATGCGTAATATGCCTCAACGAGGCGGTTTTAGACTTTAATGGCCTGTTATAAGCCTTTAACGGCTTATCAATGCAGTGATCGTTCTATAATTTGGCGTGAAATACCAGGAGCGGATGTAGTCCGTACTCTTTCTTTGCCTTGTGGTCAATGTGTTGGTTGTCGCCTTGAACGCTCACGTCAGTGGGCGATTCGTTGTATGCATGAAGCTCAAATGCATACTAATAATTGTTTTATAACATTGACATATGCTCCAGAGCATTGTCCTAAGGATATGTCTTTGCATTATGAAGACTTTCAATTGTTTATGAAACGTTTGCGTAAGCGTTTTACTGGAAAAACGATACGCTTTTATATGGCTGGTGAATATGGTGAATCTTTTGATCGTCCTCATTTCCATGCTTGTTTGTTTGGTCTTGATTTTTCGGATAAGAAAATATTTAAGAGAACGCAGACTGGCTCTATCCTCTATACGTCAGAGATTTTGGAAGAATTGTGGCCGTTTGGCTATTCTACAATTGGTGATGTTAACTTTGAGTCTGCTGCTTATGTTGCAAGATATATTATGAAGAAGATTAATGGGGTTACTGTCAATGAAAACCA